TATTTTGCCTAAAAATTCAGAAAGTAGATGTATTGCAATATCTTTTAAATTAATAAAAAAACATGCACCTCACATAAAATGGATTTTATCTTTTTCTGATGCTATACAATGTGGTGATGGAACAATATATAGAGCAAGTGGCTTTGTATTAACATTAATAAGGCAAAACACAAATATTAGAATTGATCCTGAAACAAATAAGCCAATACATACTATTGCAAATTACCACAAAGGAAAAGCACATTTGTTTAAAAATTATAAAAAGCTAAAAGGTTATCAGTTAAGATATGTTTATTTTATAGATAAAGTAAAAAAGAAAGATTTAACTGTTCCAATAATACCATTTACAAAATTAAAAGAATTAGGTATATCAGTTTATAAAGGTAAAAAACAAAGCCTTGATGGTGTAATATCAGCACATCATGCTACCAGTATGAAGGAGGAGGAGAATAACCTACCTCAAGGCTCCATTTAACAATGAAAAAAGAAAATAAAAAAACAGGTAGACCAAAGAAGTATAATATTCAAAAAGAGAAGGTAGAACAATTAGCTTCATTTGGTTGCACTAATACTGAAATAGCTTCATTCTTTGGTTGTGATGTAAGCCTTATTACAAAGACTTATTCACAATTTCTTACAAAAGGCAGAGATAAGGGAAAAATAAGGTTAAGACAATTACAATGGAAGTCAGCAGAAAAAGGTAATACTGCTATGTTAATTTGGTTAGGTAAACAGATATTAAACCAAACTGATAAGTCAGAAGTTGAATTAGTAAAACCATTTGACAGGATAGAACTTGAAGGAATATAATCCATTAATACTAAAAAAAGATAATTATCTACCACACCAGTGGGATTTCCTAACAAAAAAGGGTAATCCAAAAGCAAGAATATCAGCACTGATTGGTGGCTTTGGGTGTGGTAAGTCCAAAATACTGATTACTAAAGCTGCATATTGCTTAACAAACAAGATTAATCCAAATAGTGGCAAATCAAATGGACTAATTTTATACCCCACATTTTCATTAGCAGAAGAAGTATTTGTGCAACCATTTATTGAATTATTAGAAAAATGCAGGATACCTTATGACTACAATATAGCATCACATAAGTTCAGGACATTGTTTGGTGACATAAAGATATATGTTACTAATCAAGCTAATAAGATTGTAGGTAGTAATTATACATGGGCAGGTGTAGATGAATTAGATATAGAATCATTTAAAAATGCAGATATAGCAATATCAAAAGCACTTGGTAGGCTTAGAGGTTGTGAAGATGCTGAATTGTTTATAACAACAACTCCTGAAGGATATTCATTCTGTTGGGATTTTCTTGTTAATAAAGCATCAAATGATAAGGTGGTTATACATGGTAAAACAACAGACAATCCATATCTACCTAAAAGTTATATACAATCATTAAGAGATAACTATGATGAAAACTTATTACAAGCATATTTGCATGGAAATTTTTGCAATTTACAAAGAGGAAATACATATCATGGATTTGAAAGAGATAAAAATGTCAAAGAATGTAAATACAACAGAAATCAGCCAATCCATGTGGGTTGGGACTTCAATGTTATGCCACAAGCATGTTGTATCATTCAAGAACAACCAAATAGTCCTAACATACAAGTTATAGATGAGATAGCACTTGATGCAGATGGGAGTGGTGATGTGCTAACTGATAGAATGTGCAAGACAATTAAACAAAAATATCCTAATAGTAGATACTTTGCATATCCTGATGCTACAGGTGCTGCAAGACATTCATCTGCAAAATATAGTGATATAGAGATTATTAGAAGAAATAATTTTATGGTGCATGTTAGGCATATTAATCCATTAGTTATTAATAGAGTTAATAGCATGAACAATAACTTGGCTAAGGGTAATATGGTAGTAGATCCTAAATGCAAAGGACTTATAAGAGATTTAGAGCAAGTGGTTAATAAAGAAGGTTCAAGAGATATAGACAAATCTACAAACAAAGAATTAACACACTTATCAGATGCTTTGGGTTATTATGTAGATTTTAAATATCCAACAATTAAACCAGTTTTAGGAACACAAGAGAGATAATAGGAGCAAGATATGATACCAAACATAGGTGAACTAAGTGTCTTAATGAGTAAATGGGACATTAATCAACAAAGAAAGAACAAGTGGAAGAATAGTAGATATAAAGCACTTGATTATTATAAAGGTAATACTAAAGAATATGTAAGTGATTATTTTAGTGAATCTACCTTATCTAAAGTTCCTATTGGTAATGTTAATATTACTAAAAGAATTATAAACAGAATATCACTTGTATATATGGAAGCACCTATTAGAACCTATACTAAAGAAGATGTTACTGATTACTTTAGTGGTAAAGACCACAAACTACAAAGATTAGAAAGAATGACTAACCTACTTGATGGTGTATTAATCAAGCCTTGCTGGAGAATTAAAGATGATGGAAGTGAATGTATAGAATATGATATTATTATGGACTATGAACCATTATTTAATGAGGATCCACTTAATCCTTATGCAATAGTATATCCAATTGCTCAAAAAGCAGAGGTATTGGATACTACTCCTGAACAATTTGCATACTGGGATTCTGAGAATCACTTTATATTTGATAAGAATGGAAAGATGTATACACATGATGATAATCCTGATATGGTTAATCCTTATGGTGTATTACCTTTTGTAGAATGCTTTAGAGATGGTAAGCCTGAAACAGATTACTTAGATACTAATGCTTCAACAGATCTGATACAAACTAACTTATCTATGAATGTAGCAGAAACTAATAAGAATGCTAACATAATGTTTCAATCATTTGGTTATTTGTTTGTTAATGGTGCAGGTATTGATAAAGACACAATGCAAATAGGACAAGATAAGATTAATTATTTAGGTGTAGATGGTAGTATCAGCATAGTATCTCCTCCCAATGCAGTTCCAGCACTTGATGAATCCATACAAAGCAGTTATAAGATGTTGGCTCAAAACTACCATCTCCCTATTTCTTTTGTTGAAGGAACTACTGCTGCTTCAGGTGTAGCTTTAAAACTAAGAAATAGTGAATTGACAGATGAAAGAAAATCTGATGTTACAAGGTGGAGGGATATTGAGTTTAAACTATTTGAACTTGAAAGAAAAATGATTGCAATAGAAGATGGTAAAGATGCTGGTGATTTAGAAGATGTAGATTTTAGTGAATCAGTAGAAGTGTTAAATGACCAAGAACAAAGAGATAAATGGGAATGGGAATTATCTAAAGGTCTTATTGATTTAGCAGATATACTTATGCAAAAGAATCCTGATTTAACAAGAGAAGAAGCAGAAGCTGAATTAGAGATAAGAAACAAAGTAGAAGAAGTAGAAAAAGAAACTAATCCTTTACTATCTATTTTACAACAGCCAGTATCAGAATAATGGCTATACAAAAGACAATAGATAAAACATCTAATAAAATATCATCTATATATATAAAAGGTATAACAGATATAGTAGATAACTTATTAAAACTTAAAGAAGGTGTAAGCAATAAAGATTTTGCAACATCATTATTAAGTTTAGATATGAAAGAAATAGTTAAATCAAAATTATCTAATATAAACAAAGAATATGTTAAGGCTCATGTTGAAGTATTAAAAGATATAAAACCACAGGTTAATAATGACAGAAGCTGAAATACAATTACTTATAGCTATGGATTCAGAGGTATGGGAAGCATATTTACCATATCTTGCTGCACAAATGCAACAACAAGTAGCATCAGGAGTATTTGCTGGATTAACAACACAACAAATAATAGCTAATATAGAATCAGCAGCATTATCTGCTTCACAAGTAGAAACATTAATTACAACATCATTAAATAATTATTCAAGATCAGTAACTACTGCTATGATGGAAGGAGAACCTGATAATACTTTATATCAATACATTGGACCAATAGATGGAAGAACAAGAGATATATGTTTACAAATGGGTAGTGCTGGAACAATTACAAGGTTAGAAATAGAAAAGGCATTTGGATCAAGTGTTTTAATATATGGAGGAGGATATAATTGTAGACATAAATGGCAATCTGTATCTGAAGTTGGAGTAAGCAAGAATTTTTATAATCCAAAGAAAGCAGAGGAATTATTAAGTGGCAATAACTAAGCTATCACATAAACCATTTTGGGATAGGGTTGGTAAAAATGCAAGAGATATGATTAAAAAAATTATATTTGATGATGGTAATAATGTTTATGGTGGTAAATGGCTTGATGGGAAATATTCTACTGCTTATGGGATAAAGAAATCAGCAAACAAATTTAAAAGACAATCTTCAACAAAGATTGCTCCAGTATTAACTGGTGATTTAGTAAATGATTTAGGCTCATTTGTAAAAGGAAATCCAAATGGATTCCAAACAGGGTTTCCAACTTATGGTAATATAGTAGAAAGTTTAAGGAAAAGATTTGGTAAGAAGGGAACTATAACATCAAAAGATAGACCATTGCCTATTGAGGTACTAAAATATGTAGCAAGAGAATATCATAAACATATTAAAAAAAACCAAACTTGTATAACAAGAAAGCATAAGATTGGTAGAAAATAATAATTGTATAAAAGATTTAGTAAGTTATATTATAAATAAGAATTTTCAACTAAAACTCAACAAACAGAGGTAAAAAATGTCAGAAGAAAATGTTACTCAAACAACTGAAGATACTCAGGATAATAACAACAGCACAGAAGCTGATAATAAAAATGTTCCATATGATAGATTTGCAGAAGTTAATCAAGCAAAGAATGATTTGGCAGGACAAGTTGGTAAGTTACAAGCACAGATTGATAAAATGAACTCAAATCAAAAAGACAAAGAACAAGCTAAACTTGTTGAAGATGGAAAGCTACAAGAAGCATTGGGAATTGTTACTAAAGAAAGAGATGATTTTAAAGTTCAAGCAGAGCAATGGAATACTTATCAAACTGATAAAAGAGAATCATTAATGGGCAAATTAACTGATGATGATGATAAATCTATTGCAGATGGTTTGAGTTTAGATAAATTAGAAAAGTATGTAAGTAAGGTTGTTAATGTTTCTGCACCTTCTACTTCATCTGCAAGAGCCACTACTGGTAAAGCAGGTGATATGGGTGGGTATTCTTCTTATGCTGAATGGGCTCAGAAGGACCCTAAAGGTTACCAAGAAGCTAACAATTCAGTTCAAGGCTCAGGTATAAAAATTGGCTACTAAGCAAAATCATAGTGTTTTAGCTGGAGTTGATTATGATCCTAAAGGTGATATGGAATTAAAGCCTAAAGAAGATGGTGATGTAGATGTTAAATATAAGAATGGTAAAATGACCTTTGATGAATACATTGATGAAATGGAAACAAGGACAAGTAACCATGCTGATGGCAAACCTATATCTAAATCTATTGGTTACTTTGGTGGCTTTGGTGAAGGAACTTTAAACAAACCATACAAGCAAAATAAAAAATAAATCTATCAAAATGAAGCCTTAAACAAGGAGCTGAAAGATAGACATGGAGGGTCAATAAAATGGCTGAAACAGATACAGGTGTTGCTCAAGGTGGATTAGGCAAAACTATTGGTGATGCAGTTATAGCATTTAATCACACCAATGTTATGCTACCTTTGGTAACATCAAAACAAGCAGTAAAGGGTGCTATTACAGTACAATTTCCTGATTATACAAAAGTAGCTTCAAGTAGTGTTGCAGCAGCAACAGATGGTGGAGATCATACAACAGTTGCTTCAATTACAACTGCTGCAAGAAGTGCTCTTGTTAGTGAGCATGTAATTAGAGCAGATGTAAGTGATTTAGCAAGAATGGGTAATGCAGATGATTTAGCAGGTAATGTTGGTGCTGTATTAGGTAATGCAGTAGCAGCTAAACTTGATGCTGATTTAACAGCATTGGGTACTGGTTTTTCACAAACAGAATGTGGTGCAAGTACTGAATTAGCATTATCTCATGTCTTTGGATCTATGAGACAGTTAAGAGCAGCTGGTGCTCCTTTTCCATACAATTTGGTTTTATCACCAAAACAAGTATGGGGTGGCAAAGGATTAATCTCATTATTGCATGATGATGCTGTAACAGGATCTAATTCTAAACCTATGTCTTTAATGGGACAAAAAGGTGAAGAAGCAATTGCAAATGGTTGGGTAGGTTCAATAGCAGGATTTAATTGTTATTGGTCTGACCAAATTAATGAAGATGTTGGTTCTGGTGGTGATGCTGCTGGATTTGCATTTTCAAAAGGTGCTGCAGGACTTGCAATTGGACCTGAAGGTCTATTTAGATTAGAAACAGAAAGAAATGCTTCATTCAGAACCACAGAATATATTGCTTGTGGTTTTTGGGGTGAAATTGAGATAAAAGATGCCTTTGGTGTTTATATCTTATCTGATGTTTCTTAATTAGTTATATTGAAAACAATAACAGGGAGCAGGTCAAACTGCTCCTTGTTTTAACTGGAGAAAAAATTTATGGAACAATATTTTAAAAAAGCAGATGGAACAATTATCAAGGTTAGTCCTAATCATGATATAAATTCACTAAAAGACAGATTTACTGAATGTGATGCTGATGGTAATGAGATCAAGGCAGAGAAGCCTAAAAAAGAAGCTAAAAAAGAGCCTAAGAAAGCATCAAAGAAAGATAAAAAAGAAGATAAATAAATTATTATGAACCTTGTTCATGGTAGCCAACCTTAAAGGAGAATGAAAATGGCAGAAACAGAATTAAGAAAATATGCAGTAGTTGAGAAGTTAAACAAGATGGAAGTTGATTTAATTACTTCTACACCTAACATAGCTGAAGCAACTTATTCAACTGGTGATTTAATGACAGAACAAAAAGCTATTGAAAATGCAGCAGCAGTAAAAGGTGGAAGCTGTATTTTACAATCTGTTAGTGCAATAGATACATCAGATACAGGTGGAA